CTTAAACTTTAAGAGAGAAAGAAAGAAAGGATAGGCTATAGGCTTGGCTCTCATGGCCACCTCTGAATCTCCACGTGTTGGTCCACACGTGGACCTAAGAGGTCTTGCCTTGTTTGGAAGAGGAGGCCGGGTCCCATTCAGAACCTCCGCGTCACAACACTGAGCTCATGTCCCCTCGTATGATGACCCGACCGCTCGCAGGCACAATGGTCGCTTCAGTTGCTCCTCGTGCGAGGACGAATCGAAGCACGCCGAGGACGAATCGAAGCACGCCGAGGACTGCGACGTCGAGGACTGCGACGTACGTCGAAACTAAACTAATCGCTTCTCTTTAACTCATGAGATGAGGTAGGATGAGGCTTACATGATTTAGAACTTTCTGAGCTGCGTTCTTACCCTATTCGTAAGTTTAGGTGACCTTATTTTCGCATTCAAACGTGTTTTCATATTATTTCTTCATTTATTTTACATAGAAATATAATCGTTCACGCGTGATTATGCGCTGCCACGTGATTATGCTCTGCCAGGACTGCCAGGACAACACGTTCACGAAATCCAGGAACCTTCGTTCGCGAATTCCATGAGGTAGGATGAGGCTTAGATTTAGGGTTGGATAACTCTCTTTTGAATGAATTGCAACTTTGGATGAAATACGTTACTTTTCGGGGAACCCAGACTGCACAACCATTTTTTCTCATGTGCAAAAGCGTCCTCCACTCGTTGTATTGGTCCATTAGTTGCAAGTTAGTATAATACTTGTTTTTTACCTGTTCAAATTCTCCACGCCTTATTTTTACAGTTTTATATAGGTCCTTACAAACAAGACTTAGATTTACGCGTTCCCAAATTAATAGGTTTGACTGTATCATGCACCAAATGTCTTCCAATTCAATGAGATCTATTACTTTGTTGACCATTGTTAATGAGTTTGTTAATGAGTTTTTAGTGTTCTCTTTAGGTGATGTTTTCGAGCACCCCGTGTGTGGCGCCGGCATCGAATACTTAATATGGGATATAATCCGGCTCTTCAACTAGCTGACTAATTAGACATTTTGGTGGTTTTGTGATCTTGCACTGGATCATTTGAAACGAGAGTCCTATACTCTCATTATTTTCCCAGAGGCATGGCATTTCAACAGCACACCTCATTGCAGCCCCAATAGTCGAATGGAAGTTGCTTGTCTCACTGCCATCAAAATTAATGACTGAAAACGTCTCAGGAAGTCTAATTTTCATTTGAAATTTATCTTCGATTTGATTTAAAATGGGATGTATCAATTTCTTATTATTTTCATCGTTTTGCTTACTCAACCAGGTGTTGATTGTTTCGAACTCACAAGCCACATCGGCATCGAACACAACTTGTAAGTAATTTTTGTTCCCAAACGTGATAAGGCCATTTGTCACACCTTCAGGCAGCACCAAAATCGGTACTTTGTCGTCAAGACATCGGGGTGTTTTGAATTTAGTGTTACCATACAACTGCAGTTCCGGAAAATTATTTAGCTCAAACAAATGAAAATTTTCCATTACAAATCAACAACAAACTATCTACGCGCTACTTGTCTTTAACTAAATCACGATTTTGCGTTTTTTGTTCTATGCGCTACTTCTTCAACTTCTTCTTCTTCTCGGGATTCGCCTTGTCCACAACAGGTGCTTCCGCAGCGGGTGCTTCCGCAGCGGGTGCATCCGCGTCACCCGCACTATCCTTCTTAACAGAAGTCAGGAGCTTTGCTAGGAACTTTTGCATTTCAAACCAGTTGGTTTGCGTGCCCTTCGGAATCTTGAACACCTTTGCTAGTGGTTCATCGCAGATGAAAAGCTTCTTGTTTTCGCACTGAAGATTGTTCTCCTTAATGTACTTGGTCAAAAGCTTGGTGACCTCGGTACGTGGAATGTTCTCGCTTGCATCAATCTTCAGAAAATTTGCAAGCTCCGGGTCAACCTTGACTGGAACCGCAAACCCGCTCTTTTGCCCCGAAGCCGAGCGGCGGCGGGTCTTGGTGGTGTGCTTGCGGATAATTGCCTTACCAGTCTTGTTTAGCCAAGTGGAAATCTTCTGCACCTCCTGCAGCTTTTGCAACAGCAATGCCATGCTGTCATCAACTTGCTCGGCAGCCTCCTCGGGGTGCGCGTCAGTCATGTTAGATTCGACCTGTGCCATTTTTTTATGTAGTTTATGATATTCGCTTGTCTTTAAGCATTATCCTCCTTGCAATTTTTTGACAGAAATTCAGACTCGTAGCGTCTTTGAGGGAAAGGTCCGCGAACACCCCGAGCCGCAGCCTATGGTCACCACTGGCCCCGCTTCTCTCACCACGATCACTGCCGATACCGTGGTCAAGCAGCACCTCAAGAATAACCCCTCGGCCATCAAGGAGCTGCTGCGCACTGACCCCGACGTCGCCGTTACGATGCTCAACGCACTGTGTGAGGCTCCCCTCACCACCCAGGCCCTCGTGGCTGACCCGGTCCGCTCCCTTTTTCGTCATGTCAATCGCTCGCCCGGTCTCGTAACCATCAAGTTTCTGAAGCCATTTGCCACAGGAGTATGGCACGACCCTGGTCTTTACACTGGGCACACTGTGCAAATCGTGCCCCGTGATGGTGACAATCGTGACAAACTCGTGCGCGCGTTCGTCTCTTTGTATGAGATGGTGGTGGACTGGCTGACTCTCACACTCCCAGACGCCGAGACGCAGTTCCAGGGCACGATTGAGACGATTACGCCCAAGGTCGTCGATTTTATCATCACCGCGCGAGACCACGACACCAACTGGGTGGTGTGTCTCAAGGAGCTGCTCGATTCGCTCGACAACGGACGATTTAACTCGAGTGACGTTCTCACGCGGGGCCTCAAGTTTCTCGCGCGCTCGGCGACCCAGGACAAGATCACCACAGAGCTCACCGAGTGGGCGCGCTCGCGGCCGACCCACCCCACTGGGCTCGAGAGGCTCAATCCCTACGTGACGTTAGTAGTGGGGCCGTACAGTAATACAAACTCAACACATCTGGGTTAGCTTTCGAATGCGAGGTGAAAATTCACGGAGCTTAGCGGACGGGCTTCTCTCCAGTCCACGGGCCCACACGGATCAGTTCTCACCCATGTATTGTATCACGGGGACCATTACGCGCAACATGCACGCAATGAAACTGTATAACCCTTCCAGGGCGACATGGGAGGAGTCATTCAACCCCTCGAACCCTGGTCGTGTGAAGTGTTGTTCGTCGCCAGCACCTGTGAAAAAGAGGCCGCCGAGGCCAACCATGATACAAACTGCTGGCACGTGCAGTAAGAACCGCCCTTATATCAGAGGCCCAAGTGCACCAAGCAATGCACTTGTGCTCAATGCGAAAAACCTTCCCAATCCTTACAATCACACACGAGGTGCCACGTCAGACACTCAGCGCATCAAGATGGCGCGCGAATTTCTAATGAACTCGTGCCCTCATCAAGTGGACAATCTGGTGAACAAGGGATACGAAGCAATCAAGGCGGGAATTCCTGTCGTTATTGTATGCGTTCACGGACAGGATCGCTCACGGGCTATCGCCGAGATGATCGGGGAACTGTTTCACTGTAGCAGCGTGTACTACGTCCATCGCGAAGCTTGAGTATTTTGCCCACAGTGGGGATAATACAAAGTGATTGAAATGCAAAGATAACGACCTAGTTTAGTTTTTGCAGGGTAAACAAGATTTGATGCATTTTCCAATATGTGGTGCAACATTTGAAAATACAATTTCGCCGGTTTTGGTCAATGCATTCACATGTAATTTTCCTTTAGAAGCCGAAATGACAATGTCGATAGTGTGCATGATGATTCCGTCATCAATCATCTCCAGTAAAATGCCCTCAACTGTTGAATCGATTGGTGCGTCAATAACGACACTCCGAACCAGTTCGACGACTGCTGCTTTTTTTTCGTCGCCCTTGAGAGTGGTCGCCTCTATTGCTTCCATTGCGTACTGCAGTATTGTTATGATTGTTTCAGTAGAAACCGTTAGCTGAGAAACTTTTTTTCTGAATTCGATTTGAGCATTCTCTAAGTTCGACATTTGAATACAATATTCAATGAAAATATTATCTTAAAAGGAAGCGAACAATTAATTCCAGCTAGAAAAATGAGTTCACAGACTGCTTCTCAGGGTAACGCCAATAATCGTGCACGCAATGGAAATGCTCGTCCACCACGCGAACAGAAGTTCGCTCCTAACACGCACCTGTATTACCAGGGGCGGCTTGCTAGCTTCTACCTCAACTGGCATGGAAAAACACAGCTGATCGTTATTCCTCACCAAAAGGTTTACAAGTTGACTGAGTTTTACCCTCTAGATTTGGGTTACCTTTTCCAGGAGGTCTACTCTGTCATGGAACAAAAGCGTGTACAGAATTTCACTTTGCACGTATTCAAGCGTGATTGGGAAGTTGCACCACACCTTTTCATCAAGGTTGGTATGGCACAGGACATTTACAGTCAATTTGTGTCCGTCCCTCACATCAGTGCGGGCTACGTGCCACCAACAAACAACAATGCAGCAGTCGCTAACAACTCATCCACAGCTGAAAACAACGAGAACGACCAGAATGTCGCTAATGATGCGACTGGCACTTCTGATAACATCACTTCTTAAGAAAAAAATTATTTTCATATGAAAATGAACAATAAAGCGAACAATAAAAGTGTCAGTATCTGGGCAAATACGTTAGAAAATAAAACAAATTCGTTAAGAAACGGATTTGGTGTTACTTTTGTCATAGGAATGTTTTCCCTTGTGTTTGTTCTCGCTCTTTCAAAATACAATTCCAGTGATATCATTCCAGTTTTACTTTTGATGTATAGTTTGATAGGCAGTGTTCCATACATTGAAGTTGCAACCTCAAAAAATGAATCAAATATTCTTTTTCAACGTAGGCTTACTATAGTGAATTACAAAAATGAACTGAAACGTGGTAATTTCGATATTTTGTCATCAAATACTCATTTTTTACAGCCAATGTTTCCAATGTTAACATCAGTATCTTTTCTGCTCTTTGCTGTGTACAAAATTGCTGGTGAAGAGTATGTGACGTATAACACTGTTTTGTTTTTCTTAATCATGCAAATACCTTTCAATCATGCACTTGGGCTTAATCCGCTGGGTGCATTTATTTCGCGACAGTCTGTGTCGAAGCACGTAACGCAGCAGAACCTTGTAAATTTTTTTAATAAATCAAAACAAAATCAGGTAACTTATAATAACACAACTAGCACAACTAGTAATAGGAAATTTAACAATCGGCAACTAAACAATCGATCTAAAGACAATTCGTTATATAAAAACACCTTTACTAATACTGCAAATGCTAGGACTAACGGAGCTTATACACCAGCAAAATATTGAATATGAGCTTGCTCTTCAACAAGATATTCAAAGAGAAGAAAGAGAAGAAAAAGAGAGAAAAGAACTAGAAGAAAAAGAACGAGCAGAAAAAGAACGAGAAGAAAAAGAAAGAGAAGAAGAAGTAGAACACGATGAAGATGACCAAAATCCTTCTCCCAGGACTCTCAGATTACTTCGTGACGTATATTTTTCGAACAAATCGACAAAACCAGAGCCAGAAAAGTCAGATGAAAACCAGTCACAAGAAAATCAACCACCAGAAAACCAACCACCAGAAAACCAACCACCAGAAAACCAACCACCAGAAAACCAACCACCAGAAAACCAACCTCGATCCCTGAGAAAAAGACTGAGGTCCGGACGAACATATTAAAAGGAACTTTTACACAGATTAAAGGTAAGGTAATGGAGACAATTTTGCACGTGGACGCAGAACTGGTTCCTTGCGATCACCACACTTGTGACGAAGTGGATGGTTTCAGAGTTTGTTGTGATTGCGGATTAGTAATTTCGGCGGCAGCGCCAAAGGAAGTGGAATGGAGACTTCCATCATCTTCTAGTGACACACAAACGGCTGACGTACGACAAAGAGCTTCTAATACCGGGTCAGAATGGGATCACATGGGCACACTCGTTGGTGACAAATCCCTACAGAAAATGCAGCATGGGTTATGCAAAACAAATCAGCTTCGCGTTTATACTCAGGGGTGCGAGTTCATTTGTAACGTATGTACTGACCTGCAAGTTGGTACACAAGTGGAATCACAAGCTTTGGAATACTTCTGGTACGTTCGCGATCAACACGCGCGATGGAGAGGAGCGAGACGCATCGGCATACTGATTGCATGCGTTTCAATCGCATGTCAGCGACTCAGTGTTGGAATTTCAGATGCTATGATTTTAAAACTAGATCGTGTGAAACAACCTACAAAGACAATGAATGCACAGAAGAAAGCTGTCCTTTTGAGTTTGCACACAAACGGAATCACCATCCAAAATGCAGATGCGTCACACTATTGTTTACGTGTGTGTGCTGACCTTGGTTTTGACAAAAACTTCTCTCAATTGGTGAGCACGCAGGTGCAGAAAATATCAAAAATGGAACATCTACACTCTCGTTCTTGTGGTATGATTGTTGCTGTCAGCATTCTTCATTTGATAGAGACATATAATCTCAGTGTCAGCATCAAAAAACTGTGTGAGATAATCAACGTCACACGACCAACACTATTCAAATGGTATGCTGACGCTAGCAAGCGGGATGTACCCGACAGCAGACAACTTATACAATTTTTTGATAATAAAAATGTTTATTAAACTTATAATGGAAGATACCTTTGTAGAAATAGAAAAAAAGTCTTTTTTAGACAATGCTGTCATGAAACTCTCAACACTTCAATTTAAATTCATATTCTCATTTGTTGGATTCTTCGTTATTAGATATTTAATTCCAAAGTATCTTTTGAAAGAAAAAATTAAAATAATGTACGGTCTTACACTCGCCTTCTGCTACGCTCTTTTCGGGTACCTCACTTTTCATGTGTATAATTACCAGGAACAACTGTAAGGCGTGGCCGCGGTCGTAAGGAACAAAAAGATCATGTAACGACGGCCACCATATTACGATTGTTTGTCTTCATAAAAAAAATATGCATAAAAAAAAGTAAATCAAATGCAAGCTTACGATTCGGAGGACAAGCACACACCGTATAAAATGGACGTTGAAATGAAACCATGGACTGATCTCAGTAAGAACCAGAAGCAATTTGTGTTAGCAGAAGCAAAGTTGGCGAACAACCAGTTGGCGAACAACCAGTTGGCGAACAACCAGTTGGCGAACAACCAGTTGGCGAACAACCAGTTGGCGAACAACCAGTTGGCGAACAACCAGTTGGCGGATATCAAGTTGGCAAACAACCATTCTTTGATGAGTTCAACTCATGCAACCAGTGATCAACAACAGCATCGCTCAGAGTATTATCAATGAAAGTGTAATCATGCATACTAGCATCAGATGGACTTGTTGCATCTTGTCCACCACCTGGTTGTCCGCTAGCTTCGGTGTAGCGACTCGCTGTACGCCGCCACTTGGATTTCAGTTGCTCTTTACTTCGTACTGAATATGTTTGACGCCACATCCTCTCAATAATTACCCACGAGTCTTTGTCGTTACCATACATCTTCACAAGGGTTTCAAGATACTTACGTTCTGCACAAGACCATTTCCTCACACTCGCCTCGGTGCTGGCAACCCTCACAGCGGCAGCGGCAGCACTGCATTGAACGGGTGCATTTATCATATCTTGTGTAAGTTTTTCAAGAATCAATTCCTCCGTGTTCTTCATTTGACCGATCACCGCAGCTCAGGCGAGACGGTTCAAATGCCGGTCCGTTTTGATTCGATAGCTCGTTCCAAACGCCTCGTTTCGTCAAAACACTTGCATCCCATGTGGTCTCCCGCGATACTTAGTAATCAAGGACGGGCACGCAAGCCTTCCTCGCCATGTACGCAAGCCCTTCTCGCCATGTACGGGGGTGCAAATAGAAAGTCCGTGAGCAGGGTTGCACCCCCTTTTTGCTTGCGCAGATGAGGAAGGCAAGGAAGCCAGAGGGTCTCCATTGCTTGGGCACGAACAGTCTGGGGGAGCCCACTCGGTGGGAAACCGGCGTGTTCGAACCCGCCTTTTACCCCGACCAGAAGGATGTGGCGGAGCAGCTGTCAATGCTTGTCGCTTTTGAGGAGCGCTCGAAGCAGTCGGAGCCCGAGAAGATTGGCGCCGTCATGTACTGCCGCAGCGACACGCCGATGTACCAAGGCTGGGAGGGCAAGGACAACCGGGGCGCGGCAGTGCTCGGCTGGCCCGACTTCTCCCTCGTCCAAATCGCTGGGTCCGAAAGCTACCGCTTCTACCTCAAGAAGAATCTGGACGCCGACTTCAACTGGGAGCCGATCACTGCCGAGACCATCGCGAAATGGGTCGCCGCGGCCAACAAGGAGCAGGCGCGGCTTGCGGCCATTGGCGATCACACGCCTGTGAGCGTCACAATGAAGGCAACGAGCGAAAAGTTTAGGTATGGTTAGTAATCTCGGTTTTTTGGGAATTATTTTATAATAGCTATTACAACATAACATGAAAAAAAATAATAAAATCAAATTTTTAATTTTGATAACAATTCTTGTTTTTATTATACAATCTTTTTCAACATATCTGACAAATACAAAAAAGTTTAGTATTCAAGCATTTTTAAGAAATTTAGTATGGGCATATGCATTCCATCAAATTTATTATACAAAAAACGTTTTATGGCTATTTGTTCCAATACTATTTAATGTATTGTATAATGTTCTTGTAACGTATATGTTAACATATAACGTTACAAATAGAAAAATAGAACCATATTTAACAACAGAATATTTATACAATGATTATTTTGAATATTTAATAGAAAATGAGAAAAGTTTAAATTATTATACAGAAGGTTCATATGGAAAATTATTGAATATCGATACTATGGATGTATCGGATAAAAATATTGATAAAATAATGAAGTGGGGAGAAGAACAGTATAATAATTCTTTTAATAATTTATCACCTGTAGGTTTCGATAATAAAACTATTGATACAGATTATATTGCACATCAAGGACAAAAAGATAAATACGAATGGATTGTTCAAAATTTAAATATTAATACAAATTCCCGAGTTTTAGAATTAGGTTTTGGAAAATTAGATTTAATGAAATATATCAAAAATACAGGTGCAAAAGTTGTGGGATGTAATTTATCTATTGAACATGTTAAAGATGCAATAAATAATGGTTTTGAAGCTTATCAAGTTGATCATAAACATTTAAAAAACTATATAGATAAACTAGGAAAATTTGACGTAATAATTACTAATGGGACTTTAGAATATTTACGAAACGGAGACAAAGAAGATATTTTTGATGATTTTATGAAAAATATCAATATTTTATTGAATGAAGGTGGTAAATGGTATACTACAACAATTCATTCTAACACGTGGTGTTTAGATTTCGGCGCGGCAGGGATGCCGAGGACCTTCGATTTAAATTGGTATAATTTCTATAATTTAGCATTAGGCAATGAAGGTTGTTATCCAGAAATTCCCAATGGATTAACAAAATTTGCTAAAAAAAACAATTTAAAGGTTGTTCAACAAGAAAATAGATGGTTGGATTATTACATATTTTCTATTATTTGGTTAATAAGCCAAATAAAAAGTAAAAAACCAAATATTTTTAAACATTTAAATGCATATATTGCTGCTCCAAATTATTTAGAAAGTTATTTATGTTATACACCCTTTAAAAACATGTATTATTACCAACCATGGTTATGGCAATTTATTAAAACAAATGGTTGCGTTCCAACATTACATCAGTGGATAATTTTTGAAAAAATCAATCATTTAGAAATAAATATGGTTAAAAACTAGGGGGAATATTTACGAATTGCTGCTCAAGGCCTAACCCCAGCGGGGAGGCGTGCACCTTGTTTCGCCCTTGCACCTTAAACTGTCGAAACAGGTCGCCAGGAAGGGGGTGATAATTAACGGTCATCTGTGCAAAAAAAAACTCTGAAAATGTAAACATGTGGCACAGCCTTCCACCCCCAAGTGGTAAATGTATTCAAAAAAGTGAGAAGAAATCTCAATTACACCAAGATATGTGGGCAGCAGAGATGAATTCTTGTGAGAGTGATAAATTTTACATAGACATGGGAGCACACGATGGGGAACATATAAGCAACACGTACTTGTTAGATAAAAAATACAATTGGCGGGGTGTGTGCGTCGATCCATATCCACAAAACATGGAACCTCGTAGCTGTATTGTTGATAAATCGGTGTTATATGACAAGACGGGGGAAAAGGTAACATTCAGAAATCATTCTGAATCGGCCTATAGTGGCATAGAAGAACATATTGAAGGATCTCCCCATGATAAAAGAACAAAGGGGTCACCCACGAGCACCCATTACACTGCGTCTGCACGTGACATGTTATCTAAATATGATATACCGGTCATAGTTGACTATTTAAACATGGACGTCGAAGGTGCAGAGTTGAAAATTTTGGAAGGGATGGTCAAAGACGGGGTCTTTGATAAGCATTGTTTCAGAGCAATGTCGATCGAGCACAACTGGGTTGAGCCTAACCGGTCTCAAATTCGCAAGCTGTTGGAGTCACAGGGGTATACTTATTATGGTTCCGAATCGTGGGACGATTACTACGTTCACACATGTGAGGCACATAATGAAGATCGCAGGTCATACAGACTGGGACCTATCATAATAATCGTGGCACTGGTTGCACTTGCATGTGCTTTTGCTTGTGCTTTCCTGGGTCACACTCGTCTCGTCAAAACACTCGTGGTTAAAAACTAGGGGGAATCATAAAATGCATTTACCAGAATTAGCTACTGCAACTGCAATGCTAACAATCGTGTCAACAAATGCACCAATCAGTCCCTGGATTAGCAGAAAAATTCTTCATATGGGAGTGGGAACACTTTTATTAAATGCTGATCTTTCAGATTCACAAGTTGTATCAGGAATTTATACCACTTCAGCAGCTGTTTGTGGACTTGTTACTGTTGATGGCATGAAGCTCGTATCGGACCAACGGAAAACTGATGGTTTTGTAAAAGACCTTGGAATTTTTAGTTATGCTATTTCTTGTTTCTTTTGTTTAGCATTATCAGTTCCATACTCTGAAATGGCTCCATTGTTTTATGCAGACCCTTCTGGTGCTATTATAGGCAGAACAATCAAGAGTGCTCAAATATACAATAATAAAACTCTGGCTGGAAGTACTGCAGTCTTCGGAACTACGTTCATCACATTGCCATATTCATATCAACTGCATGAAAGAATTGTCATATCGACATTTATTACCGTAATAGAATTATTGGGGGGAGATATCGATAATTTATTAATATCACTGTTTTTGATGAGCAAATACTGTATGTTTACGAATTGTTTGTTCACATTCTAATGCCTTACGATATCTTTTCATCATTATATTCGGGAAAGTGTTGTAAAATACAGTTCTGAGCGCTCTCCATTTCCGCATTCTTCTTGCTGGTGCCCTCTCCAATCGCGCTTATACCATCTCCAATTCTAACAGTACAAGTGTGTACACCGGATATGTTTTCGGTGTGATAATTCGGCACTTGTAATCCATTCTTTTGCGTAATCCTCTTCAAAATATCCTTGAAGTTTGTATCCTGGTTTATCGTATCCGGGTCCAGGTGTTTATCGAATTGATACGCAACAAATCTCTTTGTTGCGTCAAGACCTAAATCGAGGTAAACTGCTCCAACAAGAGCTTCGAATGTATCCTCGAAAACACGATCGTGATCAAGGGCGTTTGCTGCTGCTGGATCTATCATCAAACTCTCCTCAACACCCATTGAACGACCAATACTTGCTAATGTCTTCCCATTCACCAGTCGCGTGCGCATACGCGTCAGAATCCCTTCAGAGTCACTATGATTTTTTTCAAACAGCATATGTGTCACACACAATGATAAAACTGCATCGCCTAAATGCTCCAGGCGTTCTTGTGATATACCATACATTTTATGAGCACTCTTATGAATAAATGCTTCATTGTAAAGTAGTAAATCGCGAGGAACAATTACGTCACCAATTATTTTCTGCAAAGTCTCGCGTTTTATCATTTACTGCCCAGAATTACTACCAATTTTTTAATATAAAAATTTTTTGGCGTTATTTTTTTTTATATGGACATATTACATAATGCCCAAAGAATTTACAATCGATCCTACAAACACTAAAGGTTTAGACCTTCTGAGAGCTCTTCAAAACAAAAGGAAACAAATGGAAATCGCTGAAAGTGCACTGAACCAACATTTGCTGAATATGAAACACAGAAAAGCTATTTTTAACCAGCTGTCTGGATTGATGTCCAGGGTGGCCAAAAAGGCGACTAAAGACGTGAACGAGAACGCGCAACAAGCCGCGCTAAGGAAGGGAGCACCACAAGTATTGGCAAAGAAGGCGGGTGCAGCAGCGGCATATGCATTTGAAAAGTTCAACTTCCTGGGAAATGCGGTGATGACACCGGCAAATGCGGCGAAAGAAGCGGGAAACGAGGTGGTGCAGAAGTGGCTGAATGAGACAGCACAGAAGCAGCAGGCGGCAGCACAGAAGCAGCAGGCGGCAGCACAGAAGCAGCAGGAGGCAGCACTTCAGAAGCAGGGGGTGCAGGATGCACGGAATGAAGCTGAAAAGGTGGCGACACAATTTGAAGCACCAAAGAGAGTGATACAGGAGGCGCAGAAAGCAGCGGCAATTGCATTTACTAAGTTTTCGGAACGGGCGATGAAGAATATGACACCGGCAAATGCGGCGAGACAAGCGGCAAATGGGGTGGTGCAGAAGTGGCTGAATGAGACAGCGACGAAGGAGGAAAAGAGGGCGCGGGCAGATCGCGCACGGAGTCAAGCGGAACTAGCGGCACAACAGAGCGGGGCGACAAGGGCGCAACAGAAAGCGGCGGGGGTCGCAGCGTCGAAAGCAATAATGAACAACAAAAATGCGAACGCAGCGGCTCAGGCGGGGATAACTTCAGTGCAAACTTTGCAGATGGCGAAGGAACATGAAAAAAAATCGCTGCAAAACAAGTTGAATAATACCACAAGGGCTTATGAACAAGCACGTCTTCTTAAAAGACAAGCGACTAGAAATAATCCTTTACAAAAGTATCCCGTGGAAAAAGAACTTGAACTTTTAGAATTGCATGATGAAATGAAGGAGTTAGAGAGGAAAACAAAACGAGCAAAAGTGCGGAAACCAAAAAATAATAATAATGGTACACAGAAACCCACCAGCAAGAACGTAGTAAACATTTAGGATGCCACTTAAGAAAGCTTGCGTTAAAAAAATAGAATAAATTTTATATTAAAGATAGTATAGAAAAAGAGAACCAAGGTAAGTCGCAGGTAAGTCGAATCGAACATAATATTAGACAGCAGTAGTTCATATAGTATACATAAAAACATATGCCCCGTTAGCTCAGTTGGTAGAGCGCGTGACTTTTAATCACGTGGCCACGAGTTCGACCCTCGTACGGGGTAATGGAGTCATGGGTCTTTCCTCCTTAAACAGGGACCCAATTCCTCTATAGCTCAGTTGGTTAGAGCGTGCGACTGTTAATCGCGAGGCCCCCGGGTCGGAACCGGGTAGAGGAGTAGGAGTGGTTCTCCTTAAAAACCATTAAGCCCCAGTAGCTCAGTGGATAGAGCACGAGACTTCTAATCTCGGGGTCGCGATTTCGATCATCGCCTGGGGTTTTTAGGCGTAGCTATAAAAAAAAGAAACACGAACCATTTAATCCTTGTAATCAACTAAGAACAAACGTGCTCTGCTTTGTACTTAGCAATAGCAGCCCACGCTTCTTCTTCAGTATCGAATAGTCCCAGACCCTTTTTTTTTTCACCATCATTCCAAGATTTGGGAATTATCGCTTGCCATTTGCGTGAGTCTTTTCGGTACCCCACGCACCCCTTTGCTTCCAGTTTCATTTTCAACTTCACCTCGTCTGTCAAAGGATGAGTGCCGTGATTTTTGTGATAATCTTTGACTATTTTACTCAATTTTGACTTGGTTTCTTCTGTGTGTTTGCGACCGGGCTTCCCCTTCTGATGGTGAATATTCTGTATGTAATATTCCTTAAGGGATTCGCTTATCTTCTGACGAGTTTCTGTGCATACATTCTTTCCCGCCTCCCCCCCTGTTGTACAATTGAGTCCGTTGGGTGCCAGTGTGTCCCATGCCGCGATCATTTGTTGCTCGTAGTAGTTTAGTTGCTCTGGGTCACAACGCAGCAGAATTTCGACTTTCATATTTTCCCATCCATACTTTTCTATGGACCTCTTTAGAATAGTGCAATTACTTGTTTTTTTGCGGTGCTGCCTCATTCGATCTGCTAGTTTGTACAGATTTAATGAAAGTGACACCCTTCCTCCTTTTGACGTCAATTTTGCGTTTACACTGGTCAGGTGCTGGCCGATGTAAGCTTTTCCATTTGGCGCTGTGATCTTGTAGATGACCCCGTAGATGCCGTTTATCATGGTGTAATTTAAATTTGACGAGGTTGTTGTCTTTAAATGTATTGCTCGTTTTTTTGTTTCGTACCCGGAAGAAACACGAATACCCTCAGCTGACACCATAACCCTAGTCCTGCTCACTAACTACATCTGTGACGACGACGAGTTGCCGAACATGGCTTTGAGAACTGGATGGACTTTAACCCCGTTCTGCATCTGCTTCTCAGCCCTTTCGTCTGCCTCTTTCCATATCATCATATTGTCGTGCTTGCTCTTCTCTTTGTCAGCTAACATTTGCGCAAGGTCGACAACTGCACCAGATGGCGTCGATCCCTCAGACTCGTTGTCAGACTTGTTGGCAGACTTGTTGGCAGACTTCTTGCGCTTAGGCTTCGAGTTCTTGTACTTCGACCTGTGCATACGCTCCCACTGGCAAGTCTCCACATTGTATACCTGCTCAGGCTGAGGCCGAGGCCGCCCCATCCTCGCTTGCTGGGGATCGCTTGCTGGGTAGGGTGTTATTTGACGTGATCAATTTGTGACTACCACAAGGGACAGGTACTGGCCACCACCACCCCTGCTCACTAACTACATAAGCAGCTGCAAGTCACCACTTTCAATTGACATGCTCGATGGCGGAAGAATCGATGGCGGAGGGCTCGATGGCGGAGGGCCCTCTGATGGCGGAGGGCCCGATGTATGGAGAAGTTTGTTGAGACGGCCAAGTTCCTCGATGTCCTTATCTCTTTGTGCTTTGTGGTCTTTTTCTTCTTCTTTACACTTTTCAAGTGCAGCTTGTAATCTATTGTTTTCGACTTTTTCGAGATGATAAAACACTATTCCAATAATAAGACAGGAGAACAACAGAAAAAAACTTCCTGCGAGTCCAAGAATGGCAGGAGGTGTCGTGGTTTGTGTCATATTGATATAATAAAGACAGAAAGATTTTTTAAGCAAATAATTTTTTAGGATTTTTCTTTTTGTTTATGATTGTATTTATTGCAGTTATGACGTCATTTGTGACGTCAGAAATATTTTGGGATGCGTCTATAATTGTGGTGTGTTCATTTTCTGTGAATCCGAGCCATTGTTCGTAAGCGTTATTGATATTGTTTATGTATTCTTGAGAGACTGAAGTTTCAGATGTCCTTGATCTTCTGGTGGTTCTCGAGAATGAAATGTGTGGTGGTACCCTTAGGTAAATTCTGTGTGTCTCTATTGAGTATTTTGTCCGAAGAACATTGTTTAGATTGTTGTATGAGTATTGAAGGATGTTCAAGCTATTATTATCTGTTACGTTGCACTTTGAAAAGACTTGAAATGTAGTATCCATGCTTCTCTCTTGCAATAATACGTCAGTGTTTGCTAGCTGTTTGTATGTTGTGTGGAACATACTGGAGAGGACAGCATGCTGGAATTCAGGATGAGAAATTTTTCCAGTGTACATGCCTTCTAAGAATCCGTTTGTATCCCAGTCATGAACTGGCTCCCATGCATATGCGATTCCTGAATCAATTCCAAAATATTCATACACATTTGATAATATTGTAGATTTTCCCACACCTAAGTTCCCTTCAAGTGTAATGTGTATTTTATGCATGTGTTTATTTGTGTATAAAAAATATTTTTTTAAACTTTAGTATGTTTTTAGCCTGGTTAGCTCAAGAGATTTTCTCGTTTACAATGATGAAACGTGTTTATCTTCATATGGAAAAGTTTCATGAACCATTGAATCTTTTGCATACTGGTGTGTCATTTTCAGACAACTTCGGAAAAAATGTTAGATACGATTTCAGACCGTTTGGCAGTGGCAGTACATATGAAACAAGTGCAAGTGATAGAGTTGACTTTGAACGTCTTTTTCCGATTGCGGCCACACAAGAGTTTCTGACACAAGACTTTTGTGATGATTTCCGTCGTTACAGAAAAGAATTAGATACAAAAACAATATTATGGGGAGTAACAAACAAGACATGGAAAGAGATTGGTGAGTTTGAGCTTGAATATTTGTGTGCCAGGAAGTATATTCTTGGTATTTACGACTGCAGACACTATACCAGAGAGTTTACACTTTGGAGTTGTAACAACGCAACACCAGTTTGGAACTTGAACGCGCTGTGGGAACGCATTTGAATGTGTCGTAAGTTGGTTCAGGCAACTGAGGTGATATGCAATTGACCTGGATAATCCTTTTGGAGTTGATCGATTTCCTCCATTTCACACTGGAAAACACCGCAGCGGACGTTCATTGAGGTTGCAAGAAGTTCTTTGATCATGTCAACCTGTAATCTGTCTATCTTCCAAGTGCAATTTTTACAACAGAAATGACTGGAAGTGATACCACAAATAAATAATTGAACCATCGAGCATGTTGATGGTGGTGAACAGCAAAATTTGATGAGATTGCACAGTTCGACATTTGGCAGCGCACTATTCATTAAATATCGAATCGCATGTTCGGTTTCATTGTTGATTGCGACAAAGGAATCATTTGTGTTAATAATAGTAATGGAATTTGAAATTTGTGGTACATACATCATAATTGATGCGAGATCTGTGACATCACCACGAAGGTATAAATTTTCGACAGTCCAGCAGCGGCAATTCAATGCGATTAAGATAAGATCAAGACAGCAACCTTCGGCATCAATTTTTAAAGTTTTTAGATCCATGTAGTGAAAGTTGAGCTCTGTCATTGTGAATTTGCGTTCGTCTACGACTTTCAGTGTAAGATACTGGATAGAACGGTAGTTAAACACATCAAGAGTATTCAAAAACCCTGTCATGACTCGTGGTTTGGTAATGTCCCAATTGAGAGTTAAGGCTTCGGGCCATCGTCGTAAAAGTTTATGCATAGTAGAAATATCAAGTGATTTCTTGCCGCATATGTAGGGCAAGTGTTTCACGCAATGACATTTATCAACAACATACTGCACGCAATTTACTGATATTGTATCACTGATGACGTCAATATTTCGCATGAAGAATTCGACGTGAGCTAGTAAATTTTTGTCTACACCGGCGCATGTTGCAATTTGTGTAAATGTAAGTGACGAAAATATCAAAGAAGACATTTCGAAAGGTAGTAATGCAAAGTTTTGATACTCTGATGTCTCACAACTGGCAGATGGTTGGCAAGCGTCACTGAGTGTCTTACTGCGCGTCTTACTGCGCGTCTTCATGCGACTCGAGACACTTCGCTTTTTTTTTATTTGCTACCTTTAATATGAAAGTTGATTTGAAAGATGGTATTCATGCTCAAGAAGTATTATATCTTTTGTGTCAAAGTTTTCTGATAATGATTATTTCGTTCATCCACCCCTGGCTGGCTCCGAACGTGAACGAAAGAGTCAAAAAAAAGATACGCAATAATCCTGTTATGACATATTTATTTGTATTTGCTCTAGCTTTCACAGCAACTGGTGGTCATGTGTTGCAATCTGTTTTGATTGGATTTATATTCTTTTATATGAAGACCTTTTTATTGAAATTATACCTAAAATGAACATTGTGGCATGATTGCATGGCGGATCATTCGTAACTTAACGTTCTTCAATACTTTGTTATATTTGACAGCGGTTTCACATTCTTGCCTCAAGATTGAGTCTTTATCCAAGCTTTGGATAAATTCAACAGTTTCTTTATAACCAAGCTGACTCTGGATTCGCTCAATTTTTTCAGACACATTACTCAGATATTGTTTCATTTCCTTCACCCGTGGCATATCAGTTGTTTTGTATTCGACACAAGCTTTTGGTTATTTTTAAGTTAACCTAAACCGACCATCTACGCCAAACCGACCATCTACGCCAAACCGACCATCTACGCCAAACCGACCATCTACGCCAAACAGGCCATCTACGCCATGACAAACCAGGTGCGTAGAATGGCACCCGAGCCACCCGAGCAGAGAGCTAGAGAAGCTCGCATATTTGCGGATGGTTTTTATGCGAAACTTATGGAAGAGGGCAGGCTCAAGAAACCAGAGGGGGTGGTGCAGGGTGTTATGTCGCTGCCCAGACAACCAGCACTATCCATCACCGACTGGAAAAATGATCAACGCGTGTACATGTTCAAACGCCTGAAGCGGCTCGTCAAATCACTGAGTGCAGACGACTTGAGTTACATGCACCAGAATGCTTCGAGAGCTTTGAGCGAATCGTACATTGAAAACAGCTTGCGACGTTTTGAGGCATTGGACTTAAATGCTAAAACATTGCCATGACCCTTGGTTTCACGTTAGTTTCGTGGTTGGAAGTAATGCTCATTTTGAGCCCAGACGCATCGATCTCTGACGAGCAATAATCCTTACACATTTGAACTTGTCCTCGTACAATCGTTCTTCGTCCTTCAGTGGTTACGCAACGGCAGTAGCATTTCATGTATGCTTTTCTCGTGACTAGATTTGCGTACATATACACAGTGTTAGTATTGTGTTCTCTTCCAATGTTCATACAGAACTGAGAGTCAATTCTTGCAATTACAGACGATCTTACGTTGTTTGTTTGGAAGCTGAATGCTGTGGTAATCTCAATACCTTTGTATTGTTTAGGAAGTATCTTTCTGTTACATAACGACCGAAAGAATGTGTTGAAAGCTTCGAGATCCGAGCGCGACAGGTCTTGCTTCCCAACAAGTTTGTTTTCAACTGAGTCTATTCCTTCCGTTAGCTTTCTCTTTTTTGGTATAGTTTCTTTAATGAGTCCAGTTGGTGCCTGAAAAAGTGAAGAATCTTCAAACCAACTTGGAGGTGATCTGTTGAATTGTATGTTAGGTCCACTTTTGTCTGTCACTCGAATACAAGTTCGTTGCAGGATATCATACACAAAATCAAATGTTAAATCACCCTGTGGAAAATACGTGTGTGAATAATCTTGAGTCATAGCGATAAGTGGATGGTAAGGTCTGCCTTCGTCAAATTTTCCAGTTCCTTCGCATTTTTCGCAATTGTCACGGTCTTTACATTTGCATCTAACATTCTTGTTCATGAAGTTCATCCTAAGACCACTTGATGTATACACAGCCGTATCGACATCCTCGTCCCAACTTGTGGGTCCGTTCTTTTCGAAGTTATTCTGCAGTTTTTGCACGATTGCTTCCCTGAGTTTTAGCATTATTGATTCATTGACGATGATGTTCGAGCTGTTGATATGAACTCCGTACTTGTAACATTCCCTTTGACATTTTCTTACTTTTTTTACTTCGGCAACAGAACAAATAATCTCAAAAGCATCAAGTTTTTCATCAAACAATTCATTGATTGCAGACACCAATATCTTACAAAGTTTTGTATACCAGTCATGGACATTATCAATGATATCAAACAAGCAAACGTCAAAATCAAAAAAAAGTTTATATGCTGGGTGAGATTTTTGTTCCACGACAAACAGCTTCTCACCATTAGAGAGACAATCGGCACAGACTTGCAGGAACATTTCATAATCGTCATCACTAACACAAAGTTCTCCACAATATCCACCATTCATGAGATTGTGAGTTCGCAGCTTAACATTTCCTTCCTTATCTGCCTTTGTGTAGTTCCATTGTTTCTCCCTAACCCTGACTCTGAACGGTGTTGTCATCTCTTATCGCGCTAAAATAATATACCTTTTTTTTTAAGCTGAAATCTACCAAATTGCATTTCGCCTGCGTTTTTTTATATTCAATTACTATACGATGGAGGTAGGAAAAAAAGTTTTTTGCAAAAGCGATATGTTGAAACTCGACAATGTACCAGGGACTGTAATTAATAGAAGAATCCTGGGTTGTGCAAAAAGTGTGACAGTTCATCTCGAAACTGGTGAACAAGTTGCCTTTTTTGGAAATAAATTAGCTTGTGTTTCAGAGACACCACTAGATAAAGATCCAACTATTTCACTTGAGAAGTCCATGACTAACGAAACACCACTAGATAAAGATTCAACTAAGTCACTGAAGTCCACGACTCCTGAAGCACCAGTGGTGAAAAAGAGATCATCCAGGAGGCGAAGTTCGGTGCTAACAACACCTTAAAAGGAAGGTCTCAAGATAAACAAAAAGGAAAATGGCAAATACGTATGTGGTGAAGAAGAGAGATGGAAGCATTGTTCCGGTTTGTCTGCAGGAGATTCAGGATAAAATCACAAATTTATCGCACGACCTTCAAGTGAATCCCGTGACTATTGCATTAAGGGTCTGTGAGTCACTCACCAACAGGATTGAAACTTCACAAATCCATCTCATAAGCTCAGAGGCTTGCATGGATTTCTATACAACTCATACAGACTACGAGGTTCTTGCTGTGCGAATCATTATAGACAATATGAACAAAACTCTTCCAGTCAAATTTTCAGATTGCATGCGTGAAATCGGAAAAACAGGCAGACTTTCAAGTGAATTTATTGAAGCAATTCAGATTTATGCTGACGAATTCGACAAAATTATTCAAGAAAATGATGACGTTCATCTTTCTTTCTTTGGTTTGAAAACTCTTATCAATAATAAATATTTGATGCTCAACTCACAGGGACAAACGTGCGAGAAACCGTGTTACATGTGGATGAGAACTGCTATTGGAATCCATTTACACAAAATAAATCATGTGAGCTCGGATACGTTCCTTTCTATGGTCACAAACACATATTCTATGTTACAGAAAAGGTTGTATACTCACGCCACACCAACACTGTTTAATGCTGGAACCAACACCCCTCAATTTGCTTCGTGTTTTCTTATGGCACTCAACGAAGATTCTATTGAGGGAATCTACTCATCCCTATCAGAAGCAGCAAAAATTAGCAAGCATGCTGGTGGAATCGGCATGCATTTTCACAATTTGCGCGCCAAAAATAGTGTCATACAAAGTACAGGCTGTCTCACAGAAGGACTTTTGCCTGCTCTGCGGGTGTTTAACGAAAGCTCACTTTTGGTCAAACAGGCCGGCAAAAGACCCGGATCTATCGCGATTTATATATCTCCTGATCACGCGGACATTCTCGATTTCATTGATATGCGCAGGAATCGTGGCGAAGACGCGAAACGCTGCAGAGATTTATTCAGTGGCCTTTGGATTCCCGACCTTTTCATGAAAAAAGTTGCTGATGATGCTGAATGGTATACATTTAGCCCAGACGAGGCTCCTGGCCTGGCTGACGTTTATGGCGAGGAATATGAAACTCTTTACAACCAATATGTTACACAAAAACGTTACCGCCATATCATCAAAGCTAGAGATTTGATGGTCAAAATTTGTGAGGCGCAAATAGAAACGGGAACTCCCTACATGTGCTACAAAGACGCAAGTAACAAACATTCCAACCAAAAGAATATTGGAGTCATTAAATCTTCTAATTTATGCACTGAAATCATGGAAGTATCCACACCTCAGCGTATCGCGGTCTGTAATCTGGCATCAATTTGTCTCAGTCAATTTGTCAAAGATGAGAAATTTTGTTTTGAAGATCTTCAAGTTGTTGTTCGTCAAGTCGTACGAGCTCTGAATGATGTCATCGATGGAACTTTTTATCCAATAGATAAGTCGCAGACTTCAAATCTAGAAAACCGACCACTTGGTATTGGAGTGCAGGGCTTTGCTACACTTCTATTCATTCTAAAGCTTCCTTTCGACTCCGAGGAAGCAAGCAAATTAAACAAACAAATTTTTGCAACAATATTCTATACTGGATGGGACGAAAGTGCAAATCTCGCACGAGAACATGGTGCATATCAAAATTTTCCCGGATCACCATTCGAAAAAGGAATTCTCCACTGTGATTCATGGAATGTCGAACTAGACGAGCGTTATGATTGGAATGAACTCCGAGTAAAAGTTGCAAAGGGTGTCAGAAATAGCCTATTAACAACTATCATGCCAACAGCAAGCACAGCACAAATTTGTGCAAACACTGAAGCATGCGAGCCACAAACTTCAAACATTTATGTGCGACGCACACAAGCCGGTGAGTACCAACAGGTAAATAAACACTTGGTTGAAAGCTTACAAAAAATTGGATTGTGGAACAAAGACATTCGTAACGAAATTATCCGTCATGACGGATCGATCCAGAGTATTGAAACAATACCAACTAATATCAAACAAGTATTCAAAACTGCATTTGAGTTATCACAAAAAGTCATAATCAATCATGCAGCCGACCGCGCCCCTTACATTGATCAAAGCCAAAGCATGAACATTTTCATGTTTGATCCCACCATAGAGAAAGTGTCCTCAATGCACGCGTACGGCTGGAAACGTGGACTCAAAACTGGTATGTATTACTTACGTTCCAGGCCGCGTACAAAATCTCAACAATTCGCTATACCAATCAAAGAAGCGTGCGCAACCAGGGGGGAATGCGAATCGTGTTCAGCATAAACTAGGTACTGGTCTTAATGGCCGTTTCATTGAAAGAGCCTGGTAAATCTTTCTTTTCAAACGTGACAACTGCGACTGCGCTTTTGCTTTTACCTATGGCTTGCGGGGATAGTATCTTTGCAAAGGTCTTGAATGCAGAAGATTTGTGTCACTCAGAAGTTTACTTAATGCAGACATATTGTACCCTTTCCCCATCGAGGCGGCTGTGACCAACCTTTGCAACTTGGCGGCAAATTGTTCGTCATCGAGACGGTCTTTGAGTAACGGATTAAGCAGTTGTCGTACCTCAGACTCTTTGAGCTTATGTGTATTGCTGAGAATGGCAGCTGTAATTTGTTGTAGATCTTTTAGATACGGCCACGTGTTCCCTTTTGTGGGTGTGAATCCGTTGTAGATGTCATACTTATTAGGGGGCAGTAACTCGCGTGGTACATGAACTAATTCTGATGGTATTGGAACCTTTGAGTAATTAGCCACCCAAAGTAATTTTAATTTTGTCTCAGGGACCATGCGCTTGAGAGCCGATATCACTGCAGCCGCAGGGATACCTTCGTTGGGCTTATTTTTCGATAAATACAGTTGCGCGAGGTAAATTTCAACTGGGCCATTTGCATTATACTCGATCTCAAATTTAACATCAGCACCATCATCGCTGACATATTCTACATTTTTGCCTTTCTTCTTACCCGTAAACTTCCACGTCTTGTCTTTCTTATGATCTTTGAAAACAAATGCACGTGGTGGCAAAGGTGGCAATGATATTGGTGTCTCATTCCATGTAGAAAGCGTTATATTGTTCCCCATAGTTTCACGATTTACTACTCTTGGTGCTGCCGACCCTCTTGCCGCACTTGCGCTTTTTGCTGCCGACCCTCTTGCCGCACTTGCGCTTTTTGCTGCCGACCCTCTTGCCGCACTTGCGCTTTTTGCTGCCGACCCTCTTGCCGCACTTGCGCTTTTTGCTGCCGACCCTCTTGCCGCACTTGCCGACCCTCTTGCCGCACTTGCGCTTTTTGCTACCGACCCTCTTGTCACCCTTACGTTTTGGGTCATTGTATGTTTCTATATATATATATATTTAAACTCATTAAGGTTAGAACTCCTCCTGGAATGTATTGAAACTCTGGCTACAACCCCCATGTCCCTATTCCCCTGTGGTGTTTATCGCGAACGCTCACTGCACTCGCGCATATATAATATAGGAACTACGTGCCGGCATGACGACCACGGAGCGCGGACATGGCAAGAGGCGCTTGAACGACTGTGCCGAGAGTACCCCTGGTCAGGAGCCGGACTCGGGCCAGGAGCCGGACTCGGGCGTTCATTCTCCTGCAAAGCGACCCCACACCATGAGCTCGCCGACCATGCAAGATGTGACCAACGCATTCGGTGATGTTGGCCAGTCTTTTGTCTGCCCACTCACACTTCAGTTGCCACTGGAACCGGTCACTGCACAAGACGGCAGGATCTACGACCGCAAAGCTATGGAGACATATATAGCCGGGTTCAAGGGCCCCTTTGCAATCTCGCCGATGACCAGGCAAACGATGGGCAAGCAGCTGACACAAGCGCGGCACGTGCGAGATCTGTTCCTGAATTTCATTCTCAAAGGCATCTGGAAAGACGAGCTTGCACAGACGTGGCTGGCCGAGTACAAGAAGAAAGAGGCCACGCTCAAGAATATTCAAGAGGGTGCAGAAAAAGGTGATGCGATGAAGATGATTGAGCTGGGCCATGTGTATCAGCAAGGCTTGTACGGGATGACGAAGGACCAGGATAAGGCGTTCCAATGCTACAAGAGCGCGGCCGACTTGAAACACGCGACCGCTTCCGTCACCGCTTCCGCCCTCGTGGGACTATTTTTTGTCAAGGGATGGGGGAAGGTTAAGGTCGACAACAAACTCGGCAAGCGCTACTTACACACTGCCTGTGGATTGGGCTCGGAGATCGGCTGTTTCGTGATCGGCAGGGGGTATGAGGAAGGCATCTATGGATATCGCAAGAATCGCAAGATGGCCTGCAACTATTTTGTCAAGATGGCATGCAGCCCGAACCATGACGCGACCTCTGCCCAGCGTAAGTACGCGGAAGATTACGTGAAGCAGCACCTCGATGCCATTCATACTCCATTCTAAGCAGAGGATTGAGAGCATCATCGGGGTCTGCTTGAATCACATGCTGTTGGTGGGTGGTACGCTCACCACGAGACCATCCACGAGGCTACAAAGCGCACATGGCATGTCACGGTGTCCGCGTGTGTGAAGACGTTCACTGTCGATCGAAACACGCGTGTTTCGTTACCTTTTCAGGATATCACCCAACTCACCTTAACCACGGTGTATCTAGTTCGCTAATTTGTGACACAAGCCCACCGGTAGGAGCATGAATCCACGCCCAGTTTTCATATCTCTCACAGTTCTCTTCTGCTGTGTGTCTTCTGACACAAACACGACTTAGGTAAAATAGTGATATCATGATCAGGATGATGAAAAAATATATGATTGTATCTCGTTTCATGTGTATTGTAAGTATTTAAAAAAGATCTTGCTTAATTAAAAATATTACTAAAGCCAAACATAATCCTAAAATAAAAGGTAAAAGAAATGAAAGAAGCTATAATTAATGGTGTTTTGCTTGTTCGATACAGCGAATGTTTTTCTTGTGGGGAAGTTCTAATTTGTGACGTAATCTTTCTAAATATTCCAGCTGAGTATGTTCATATTGATTTTGCGTATTCTCTCGTACAAAAGAGTACAAAGTGGCTGTGGCGGCGCACAGGTAATGCTAGATGCGAACGTTGTTGTTGCAATTGTATGAAGAAAAGGGAAAAATCGATTCTGTCTTTTCTGAAATCTGGGCACATTTCATCACCACAAAAAAAAACAAGTATTCGAAGTATTTCGAAACTCATAACAAGTCTAGAATTAGGAGCTCCGATCAGAGATGGAATCCAGACGGATTACGTAGATGGGATAGATCGAACAATATTTATTTCGTTGCGAAACATTCACGGCTCTGGAAGTTTGGATTTAGTTTTTGAGTCAGATCACAACTTTCGTAATTGCGATCAGTACCACATTCTCATGAACGGTTCGTGAAAACATGGAAAACATTTGTCTGCTAAATATCAAGATGAATGTGGTAGGACAAGAATTCGAACTTACTAAAGGAGGTTTACAAAGAACTGGTAAAATTATTCGTTTTCAGAATCTAGTTGACTCTAATGGTGAACAAAATCGCTACCAGTTATCAACAAATTATTTTAATCATTTAGGTTTACCACTTATTTCCAACGTTGTTGGCATTTTATCTAATGCTTTCAATCTCATGAACATAAATAATTATATGTACGTAGGGACAATCATTGTTGAGAATCAAAGTCGTGACATTTACATACCAAATCAACATAAACACCATTTTAAATCTTTTGAACTGATCAATTACTAAGAATCATGATGTCCGATTGTTCCTCTGGGTAATTTCACGATTAATCGTTTTTCGCAGTTCATCCAGCATATTTGTTCTGTGCATTTCTTTCGAAAGAAAATCTAACTCAATCTTCTTCAACATTTTCTTCGGAGAAGTGCCCGATGCAGCGACCTCATTGATGTGACTTGCAACAATACGCAAGAATTCAATGATTCTATCTTTTACACTTTTCCTAGGGGCATTTCCCAGTGTCATAGTATTTTGTCCTCGACTGTCACGAATTGATTGAATGAATTTTTGTTTATAATACAATGCCTTAGGCCATTCTGTTTTCTGTGACCACTCTTCTAAAACGGTAGATGAAATTGTGAAATACTGATCAATCAATTTTGCAACTTGCAGATCAGAAGTGTGGGACGTCTGCAACTGGCTCAGTGCTGCTGCTAGGTCTTGAGTTATATATTGCGGAGTGGTGCTATATCTTGATTGATTGCGCATTGCAATATCTATTAAACGCTTTAGATCTTCGTCCTTAACATCAAGTATCACCAGAAGAAAAGGCATCTCATATCGGCCTGACGTTTGTTGCTCATACTCATATTTACCTTGAATTTCTATTTGACCAAGATTATTGAAACTATACGTTACGTGTTTGCGGTCGAGAACAAACGTATAATACCTTTCTCTCCTTGTTGTACTATCTAAAAATTTCTGAGTCTTTGTATCGCCTGCAAGAAGTTTACTAAGAGCTGATGATTTCGTAAGTCTTGTACGTGTAGGGTTAATAAAATAGTTTGCATATTTGTGTGAAGGTTTGAAACTATCGAAATGTACTTGTGAAGTTTCACCTTTCTTCTTGTCCCACCATTTTTCCAGCATAGATTGCCTGACAGATTTTTGTGCTTCCGGATAATATTTAGCTGCTTCTTTCCAGGTCACATTAATGCGGTTGTTATTCATGAGGTTGTTGTTATTGAAATTTTCATTGTTATTGTTGTTATTGCGTTTGCCTCTGGCTAACCTAATTCCGTTTTTGTTTTTTTGCATTTCACTTTCAACCCATTTTTGAAGTGCAAACGTAACTTTTTGTCTGATGACACTCTGATTCATCTTATCATTATCCCTTTGATGCTGATTATACATACTTTCTGTGTATCAATAAAAAAAATATAAATTATTATAAATGTTGGAAGCTATTGGTAAATTTTTCTCCTCCTGGCTGTCTCCAAAAAGAGAACCTAAAAATAGGACAAAAAGTAACAAGAACGTAAACATTCTTGCAAATCGTCATACCGCTAGACAAGCAAATACTAATTTAACAACTGTTGAACAAGTCAGATTGATTGTTCCTGAACGATTTAGCAGAGAACGCAATGCAACGAGTGCGAACCTCGAAAAACAAATAAATAGAATTATAAATGACCGAAACAAGAGGCAACAATCAACGTATAGTGTTGATAAGAGAAAAGTAACACTAAATTTAAAGATGTCACAGAATATGAATATAAATAATAAGGTAGTGCTGCTGGACCAATTAAAAAAAAATGCCCCTAAAGCTAATCAACTAACTTTTCACAGAAATTCCGGGTCGCTGCAGATCAGTCTTCCTCGAACGAGTGGTGTGAAATTAAAACCAGAATTCGTGGATCATTTGTTGCAGTTGGATCAAGAAGAGTGGACAGAAACAAAATTACTATCATGGTCGCAAAAGAACCGATATAGATCCGATATTACAACTATTGCTGAATTAGCTACATACCACGATTGGACGCTTCAAAATGAGGTGTTAAAAGTCACAGAAATTTGGAAAACTCACTCTAAACTCATTTTAACGGTTATTAGGTTTATTCAGCAAAGTGGAAATTCATCAATTGTAAAGCAAATTTATCCCAATCCTTCACAAAACAAGTCAACTTTGGATCGTTTGAAATTCTTCATACGGAAATCAGTAGAGTTGTATTTGCAAGAGGAATCTGCCATGTGGAGTCATAAACAAAAGACAAAGGTGTCTGGCCTTTTCTCTCATAATATTGTACCCGGCAAGTTTCAAGTACGTGTTTGTGCGATCCCGCCCAAATGGAAAAATCAGTACAAGCGCATTAGAAATTTAAATAATAACAATGAGATAGTAGATGAAAATGATCTATTCAGAACACTCGGTTCTCTTCGTTTCCCGCACAAAACTTTAGGTGAATGTCCTTTTACAAATAATCACAGCGTTTGGGTATACACTTTCAGATCGAAAAAACGCAGTGACAAAGAGTATAGTGACAGTTGGATACAAACACTTGCACGTTACTCAAACTTTACAGAAAACATCATAGATCATCATGAAAATATTAAGTATGGTTTCGGAAAATTATTAACCTATTACGCACAGGAGATAAGACTAAATAAAAAAAATAATAGTTCAGACATACGTAAGCTTGCAATGGAATGTTATGATATATGCATAGCATGCAAACTTGATTATCATCCGATGTTCCGAATTTGTGCAGGTTTCGAAGCTTTGGATAAAGAAGATTCAGAATTCATTCAATACTTACGCTTTTTCATACACAACGGCGTCTCAAAGAATAATTCAAAGAATTCAATAGATGCCAGTGATGCCAAGTTGACAAAAAATGATGTGAAGTATTTCTTTTTGAGCTCAGATTTGCTACCGCCTGAGGCTTCCAAAACTAAAACACCTTTTGCTAATAGAACACTCGTGAACAGCAACAACAGCATGTGTAAAGCATCATTCCAAATAGAGGATCTGGAATCACAAAGTGTATCAAATCATACTTTACAAGTTTACGCCTGGCCTTCACTTGCCGAAAGCTATCGAAGATATGCTTAGAAGACTATTTCCATGGGATGTCGGGACAACCTGAACGTAATTGTTGTCGCAGGTAGATTGCCAAACTTCTGATGTTGATTAGCAGCTCACTTTTTTGTTTTTTGGTGTTCATGTCGTCAAGTGTCTGCCCAACGAATCTGTTGTAAGCATCGTGACCACCTTCGTGATTTAGTCTTTGTGTCAAAATTTTTGACTTTCCGCGTTTATTAGGCATAAACATGTAGTTCGATCCGTCCTCAATTTGATATCCTGTTCTTACTATTGCTGGGTGGTTTCTAAATTGTCTTGGTATGATATGATGAATTTGTATCAATTCAGTCAAACCGAATTTTCTTCTTGTATGTCTGAAGTTGCACTTTTCAACTCCACATAATGGTGTCCAACTCATCATAAAAAAAGTAACAATAAACATTATGTTTCTTTGAGATATCACTTACTTTTAACACTTTGATTTTCAATGTGCTCGTATGTGATAATCCATGTTGACACATCACTCATATTCTGGACGCGTTCAAGCTGCTCATCCCCATATCCATCAATCCAATTAATATTGCAAAGAACTTCATCTTTCGAAGTCAATTTAAGTATTCTCACCTCTGCAAGATAAACGCCTGCCCATGCTGGATGCTTGCAGTATCCATGCACTGATAGTTCAAGATGTTGTTGAAACCATTTCCTATCCTTTGATGAATTGTTTTGTTTCAGGATTTTGTTTTTTTGCTGGTCAGTAAGCATTGCTGGCACACAATCAGGGTGAGCTAAGCGCGTTTTCTTATCATGGAGACTCATGGTATTGCCATGACGTCGTTTCATTGAACAAGGGGGTGCTTGGCAGCGAGGTTTGCTTTGCTGCTCATTACTTTTCATCCGGCGGTGAACATTGCTTAAGATCGTTTTCAGCTCCTCGCACCCAACAGCAACAAGCCAGCTTAATTGGCAATGCTTATTGTTCCAACGACCGACGCAACGAATGTTGCGTCGTTTGTGGCGGTTGTTGACTGTAATCTTTTGACTTTTCGTCACGGGTGGAACAGTGGCTGGGGGCGTTTCTCGCGTCACATCCGCAAGCATGTTAAGATTATCTATATTCGACTGCATGGTTGGGGCCCGTTCCCTTGTGGTGCACGTAGCGATACAGTAGCGATACAGCAGTCCACGTGTGACCCCACGTGGACCACGCGGCACGATTTGCCGCGCACCTGAACAGGTGCCTTGTCGTGAATCTTCGCACAAGACCCTCGATAGCAGACGGATGGTAGACAAGACCCTCGATAGCAGACGGAAGAGATACCCGAGCATTCGTGGGGTCCAGCCTGGCATCAGATACGAGTGTATTTTTCCTGGATGTAAACGAATCTATGGGACCACAGACGCGGTGCGGAAGCACTGCCGGAAGAAGCACCCGAAGTGGTGGCTTATCAACAGGCAAACGCCCAAGGATTGGGATTCTGAGGATGATGAGCCCTCGGGCTTGATTTTAAAGGAACCCAAACGTGGCCGGTACTGCAGAAAGATTCTGGCGCCACCCTCGCCGCCACCCTCGCCGCCACCTCCGCCTGACGACTACGAGAACGCCTTCAAAAAGTGGTGGAAGGACAGTACCGATCATGGCGAGTGGCAACTTGGTGCCCCTCCTTCCGAGGAACTGGCCTGGTTAGGTAATAATGCATTGAAGATGGATCCTTTTGCTGATATGCTCAACCTCAAGGACAATTAGTCTACGACTGCACCTGTCCCAATCAACATCCAGAAGGATCCGCTCCAAACCATGATGGCACTGTCGCCCACATCCTGAAATGTAAGTGTACCAACCGCGGCTCCATCCTCGCCAGAAGGGAACCTGGCTGAATTTGGCACAACCGTACAAGTCCCTTGGGTCGTCTGTGATGCTGCTGGGTTTTTTGACGACATAACCAAGATTTTGATCGTACCGACTGCTGCTGGGCCTAGAGTTGCACGGCATGCGCGACCCTCTGTTGTGTGACTAGTAGTAATGAACGTTATTGGCGTAGCTGTGTCTACGACTCGTGTTTCGTCATCAGATGAAAATGAAACAATCTGGTATCCAAGTGACATTTGCCCTATGAGCGTATTTACTGACGGTGGCACATTAATCGTGCTGCGATTATACCAGCCAAATACACCCACTTCTCCATCGAGACATCTGACTCTGAGGCGTGCACCGTTGTTTTTCACATGACCATTTACAATAATTGTTGGAGAAACGCAAGGTAGTCCCGGGAGAGTCATAGAAGTGAGCACGTACTCGCTATTACTTTTATCTAAGACACTAACTTCGACTTGTACACCAGCAGCTGGACCCCTTTCTCTGCGCGACACGTAAGCAAAAATATAAATTGTATCTAATTGATCTGATCCTTCCACTGTTGTGTGAACCACTGTTTTTTCACCTGTGACTTTTATAGGGAACCCGCCATCAGATTGACCATTCAGAATTCCTCTTCCTGAAAAACTAAGTGTTGACATTTCATTATACTTTTATCTTATTTCAATTCAAATAAACGTTTTTATGATTCATGTTTTTTTTAGTTGATAATTATATCATGGGTAACGTCAACACCGTAGTCTCGGAGATTGAGAGTATCGTTGACACACGCATAGACACTACTGCTACCGCTAACGCGGTGACGGAATGCGACCAGGATGTTACTTTAGACTTTTCGGGAGCAAAGCTTAAAGGCTGTACTTTTGATGTCAATGCAAAACAAGAATGCGAAGCAAAAGCCAGTATAACCTTAAGAAACGTTGTCGATGCTCTTGCTGCAGCTGAGTTCCGGGGGGAAAATAAGCAACATGCTGAAGGAATTATCGCACAAATGAATGTGAGCACCACAACAAACAGAACCAGACAAGAAATTCTCACTGATCTGGAATCTGAGTGCACCGCAGATGCTGAGGTCGAAAAGTATCAAACTGTAAAACTTGATATGTCAAATACTGAGATCGACTGCACCGGTGGTAACCAACCCGACTATTTGGTAACAGCGAGACAGTATGCTGACGCTTCGGCTAATTGTGTTGTAAGTAAGATAGTAGACGCTTATTTGCAAACAAAGACTTCATCAATCAATAACCAGGCAACATTGGGCCTATTTGGACCAGCGGGATTGGCTGCGATAGCTGCTGTCTTGGTACTTTTTGCTTTGATTGGTGCTTTTGCGAACAAGAAGCGTAAAAAAAGGGGGGGGGCGGCACAAGGGCCTAGTGCGGCACAAGGGCCTAATTCTAGATTACATACCGGATTGATGCAACCCCATACCGGATGGATGCAAGGGGGGTCCTAGCGACATCGAGCTTCTAGTTAGGGCCTATACCAAACAAGTTTCGCAAACGTGTTGAAACTCACTAGTAATTGCATCACCGGCACCAACTCGTGATCTAGTGAAATATTGTTTTTCCATAAACATTTGTCCGTCATGTTCTCTTATTAATATTGTATTACAGATGGCACATTTAAGAGCAGGCACCCCAGCAGGTTGTAAAAAGAAAGAGTGAATCAAACGTACTATATCTTCAGGCAGTGGTGTACAGAGACGTGTATTCACTTTTAAAAATTCTAAGAAGTTGTTTGACATCTGTTAAATGTTATCCAGTTTTTTTTAAATACTTATACAAAAATGGATTCAACACCGAAAAAAAAATTAAGTCTTTTAAGTAAGGGTTTGTTGATACATATTGGTACAGTTTTATCATTTTCAGTCATTTACCAGCTTTACACATCGATAATTGCCGATGATTTTAATTTACAGCGAGATACATTTGTCGACACACAAGTAAACTGTATGCTCCTAGCATCGTTTGTTAGTGCTGGAAGCTTTCCGTCTAATTTTGAACACTCCTCTTCATTATCAAGACTCATTCTCATCATAAATGTCTTGATATCGTCATTGTCTAAAGTCTGGTTGATCACAGTAGAAGATTAGAAGTGTCTTTTTCTTAATAATTCAACATGAAATGCGCGAATTGGCTCAATAGAATTCATCAAATCCACAAGTCTAGTTTGTACCTCTTGAACCAGATGCTGTGAGTTATCGTAATATACCTGCAATCTCGTCAAATCAACAATTTCAATTTCTATTTGGTGGGTCGTTTTCCCGTTTTGTTCGACTACTTTTGTCAAATCATATCTGCAAGTTCCGATAAGAAACGATCTTCGCTTTCTCGTTACAGTTCTTGTTGCTGTATGCAAATTATAACGATTTGACGGAGGGATAGTGAGTTCTAGGTTCACTGCCAGCCGGAAATCAAATGGCAAATCTTTGCCAATGTAATCTGCTTGTGTAACTTTTTGTTTGCTGATAAGTTTTTCTGTTCCATCACTGCAAACCATGAATCTAATACTTTCATCTATTGCAGGGAAGTATCCGATTACATCCTCACTGTAAGTTGTTTCATCCCACTTATTATATCCTTGCAAACTTTCCATGATAAAGTTGAATTGCTTCTCAGAAATGTTTGTATCAAATGGGCCTCTTTTACCTAGTGGACATTTCCCGAGACGAAATTCTATTTCAACGTCGTCAAGTCTCAGATTTTTATTGTAAGCATCTTCCCAAAATTCTGTATGAATGCTTGATGCAACTTCGTTATATGAATTGTTCACTGGAGGGAAACGTTCACAAAAAAGAATAGAGTCGAGTACACCCTGTACCGAATCCATTTGTATCACCAGATCATGAAAAAGCTAATCTTTAAGTCATAACGTGATACTTACTGACTTTTTCTGTTTTTTATTGCCACCGCCCTTACGAGCTGTAGTAGCTCGTTTATTTGAAATATCCGGTGTTATGTGTTTTACTTCTCCCCCTGCATCAGACATACTTAAGTCAGAAGAAACATCAGAAACCGAATCATCAGATTGAGCATCATCCATCATAGTTTGCATAGATTGCTTGGGAACTGGTCTTCCCATTGGTGGAGGTGGCTTTCGCAATGCGGTCGCCTGCTCGAAGCCAGGAGGTGGCTCGGTGTCCATCTCTGAATACTCATCTTCTTCGATCACCGAGTCGACCTCTTGTGGACGCAATTTTTGCTGCATCGCTCTCATCGCTAAACTTGCGCCTAATTCGCTACTATTCTGGCCAGCCATTGCACTAGGGGCAGTTTGTTGCCCGTTACTATTACCCATTGCGTTCCCCATTGCACTTGCAATTTGACTCATCAAATCGGGATTATTTTTTGCAACATCATTGACATTTGGAAGCACCGATTTGAATAAAGAATTCGAGAGATGAAACATAAACCCACTGCCAAGTAACATAATGAATAAATTCCATTCGGGACTGACTTCGGATGACCCCTGGTATTTATCATGTAACTGCTCGAATGTTTGGTCAAAATCTTCAAGAGAATCCATGACTTGTTCACTCCATCCATCTAAGTGCAAACCTAGTGGATTAAAACTCTTGTTCAAATATTCAATACCAGAAACTGTTGCCATCAATGTTCGCCTTTGAAATTTGATACTTGCACTCAGCTCAGACTGACGATTCAGTCTATCATATTCATACTTTAACTCATCCAGTGGCGTTTCTAATCCCACTCGACGACCTGGAAATCTATTTTGTAATCTCTGAATCTTATATAAATAGTGCTGCTTTTCTTCTTCCAAACTGCGGAAGTTACCACTAGGCTGGGTCGGGGGGGCGAAACTAGGTGACGATGGTGTCTCCGCACTCGATCCAAAACTATTTTCATAATTCCTTGGACCTGGTGAGGTGGCTGCTGGAATTTGAAAAGCACTGCCCTCATCATTGGTAGAAAATCCTCCGGGCAACCCTGCATCGCCTTGAAATGGGGCCGACCCAGGTTCTTTGCTCTTTGATTCGTTCATTAATGCCATAAACTCCTCGTCTTCCTCGCTTTCCTGACCACCATTTTCGTCCCGCTGTAATTTAATATTCGATGGTCCGCCGCCGCCACCTACTCTCACAGTATTCCCTAAATTTTCACTCTGTGGTATAATATTCATTGTTTTTTCTAACTATTGCTTATCTTTAAATGATTATAAATGAAACGCAACGCAAAATTAAAATGTATTTCCTATTACTAATGGCTAAGACGATAAACTACAATTTTTCGATCTTTTGTGGCTCTATCAATGGATTCTTTTGCTGAAGCTCCTCCTTGCCTTGTGATTTATAATCGAACTGACAGTCATGAGCTTCTGGCTGAAAATGACGCTGACACAATTTTTTACGACATTTGCACACAATAAAAGAGAACAATTTTATCTTTTTGCCGCAAACTTCACATAAATCGGCATCCATTCAATTGTGATATTCACTTACGTTTTAATATGAAAATAATAAAAAGAGTTACTTAATAATATGGCGTTTCATCGTGGAAATGCATTTTTCACTAATGTGACAGCTGACAATTTACGCACAGACTGGCAAGGGTGGGTGCCATCAACGAATGACACACATTCTACAATTATTGCGACGCCATTGCAACACGCAAGATTTTTCAATACAAAGAACTTTGTTGTTGTTTCACTTCACGTAACCGTGAATTTCGATACATCGACACCAGAAAATTACACCAAAATTTTTATCGATTTGCCAGCCACTTTGCGAGTCAAATCGGAAACAAGTTTCAAGAATTCTTGTATTATTGAACGAAGAACCATAACCAACGAGCGTAAGTTTTCACAAGGAATGTTGATTGCGGACGGTGAAAGTAAAGGTGGTGTTGATAATGAAACTTTCTTATTTCTGGATCGGATATTCGTGGAAAATCTTGGACAATTTGTTTCTGGACAAACTTATGACATTCGAGGTCAAATCGTGTTTGAACCATCATGAAAAAATATATATTTTCATGTTATAAGATGGAAAAACTAATCGAAAAATCAGAACAGTTCAAACGTGATTCACTCAAAAATGTGTTCGATCTTGCTCTTGGGAAAACGACTGTTCCAGTTGCTGGTTGCAGTCAGGGTAAAGAAGGCAATCCATCAATCCTATCTCGTTGCCAGTACAATAGAATTTACAACCAAAGAAGTGAAATTGTCCCAGAAATTGTCCCAGGATTTTTGGTAAAAAATGAAAAGTAATTTATCTAATGACTCGAATTGACCACGATACAATGGATTTTGTCTAGTTGCTCCTTGTACCTACGACCACCATCAGCACCACTCGCACTCTCCTTTACCTTATCCTGATGATTCAAAAAACGTAACCCCTCGCGCGTATCCTCGTCCGCCTCAATCTCCAACTCCCCTGAATTGTCATCATAAAGCTGCTCTAAAACGTCCCCCTTGGCCTGATTCTCCCACTGCTTCTCCCCATCCTCCCCCTGGACAACCACCTGGTAGATGGCACGCTTCTGATTTGGAATCCGCACATTGTTGTTCACACCACCTGGCGCCCTCCGGTACTTTAGCTTGATAAACTGGGGCACCGCGTTCACCGGGTCGGCAAGCAACGCGCGAATTTGAGCAGGCGTGATATGATCGATCGACTCTTTTCCAAAGACGTTGATATGCTGCTCTACCACGTAACGGTTGTTGGTAGTGTTATTTACGGTAGTCCTCGGCTTCTTAATCAACTGCTCGATTTGACGATCCTTTGCCGCTAACTGTTCGTCCTTTGCCGCCATTTGCTGGTCCTTTGCTGCCAGTTGTTGCTTCATTTGCTCGTCCTTCGCCACAAGCTGTCGTTCAAGAGATGCTATGCGCTCCTCCTTGTCACTTGTTACAACTAATTTACAGTACTTCTTATGTTGGGACCAGTTCCTCATAGCTATGGTAGTGTAACCACACTCACAAACTCGAGCTTCTTTATATTCCTTACCTGGCATATCTCCTATTCGATACCACATATTTATTGTCTTTAATATGTTCCATAATAGTTCCATGGAACTTCCATGGAAGTTCCATGGAACCCTCTCCCCCTCCTACCACCTCCTCCACTAGGGTTACTCCTTCCTTTTTACGCTATATAATGACATAAAAATTAGAAATCGCGAAGAGAAGAGGGGGGGGGGGACCTAAAATTTTTGAAA